CGCGCACGCTTGCTGCCGATCTTATGGCTTGTGCAACCATCAAGATTGCAGACGAGATAGAAGAAACCAATCCTGCGAGGCCTGTGCAGCGCATCCGGACGCGCCAGTGGCTCGCGGAACGCTGGGACCCGAAGACCTACGGGCAGCAAAAAGCCGCTCAAATCACGGTCAACGTCCAAGACATGCGCCTCGCGGCGCTGCGACATGTCGAGGTCATCGAGGACTTATCCACAGACGTAGTGCCGAAGTTATCCACAGAATGAGCGTTTCGCGCTCGCGCTGCACAAAAAACAGGCAAAACGGTACGCGCAAACGCTGATCGACTTAACATAATGGAGATCGTGCGAACTGCATTCTGTAAGCTAGGTGTAAGTAACCAATGAAATCAACAACTTAGGAGAGTACGCGCAGCCGCGCAGACGCGCCGACTTGTCCACAGCACGCGCAGGACGCGCCGGCAACCGGCCTCGCTGGCTCGGGACGCGCAGACCCCCCCCCCGGGCCGCGAGGCGGCGGGGGCGAAGGTGGCGTAGCCAAACGCCTACCGAAACCGCATAATCCTGCCCCATAATCGCTTACCCCTCCCCCCCCACTCCCCATCGCGGTAAAAAGTGCCCAGCCAAAAAAATTCTGAAATCGCGCTAGAGCAAAACCCTTTTGTCGAGTTCGTCAAGCGATACAAGACAAACCCGGTACTCTTCGTGCGCGAGGTGCTCAACACCAAGCCGGACGAGTGGCAGGTTGAGTTTCTAAATCACATTGCCAGTGGCAGCAGGCGCATCAGTGTGCGTAGTGGTCACGGCGTAGGCAAGTCAACCGCTGCCGCCTGGGCGATGATTTGGTATCTGTTCTTGCGTTTCCCGGTGAAGGTTGTGGTGACGGCACCGACGAGCAGCCAGCTATATGACGCGCTCTTTGCCGAGGTAAAGCGATGGTGCAAGGTTCTGCCCCCGCTGCTTGCGGAGCAACTGGAGGTCAAGCAGGACCGCATCGAGATGAAGGACGCTAATAACGAGGCGTTTATATCTGCCAGGACATCCCGAGCCGAGCAGCCCGAGGCCTTGCAAGGTGTCCATAGCGAGAATGTGATGCTGGTGGCCGACGAGGCAAGCGGCATACCTGAGCAGGTTTTCGAGGCTGCTGCTGGCTCGATGTCTGGTCATTCCGCGATGACGTTACTGCTGGGCAACCCTGTGAGGTCTAGCGGGTTTTTCTACGACACGCATAACCGCCTCTCGGGTGACTGGGTGACGATGCGCGTAAGCTGCGAGGACTCTCCGAGGGTGTCCAAGGCGTACTTGGAGGAGATGAAGCAGCGTTACGGCGAGGAGAGCAATGCTTACAGGATTCGCGTGCTTGGCGAGTTCCCGAGGTCGGACGACGACACGGTAATACCGATGGAGTTGCTGGAGATGGCGATGTCACGGGATGTGAGCGCTAGCCAACATGCGCCGATTGTGTGGGGTTTGGACGTTGCGAGGTTTGGCAGCGACAAGAGCGCGCTATGCAAGCGTCAGGGCAATGCTGTGATTGAGCCGATTAAGACTTGGAAGAATCTTGACCTGATGCAGTTAACTGGCGCGGTTGTCGCGGAGTATGAGGCGCTGATGCCCAATCAGAAGCCAAGGGAAATTCTGGTGGACTCTATTGGCCTGGGCGCTGGCGTGGTGGATCGGTTGCGGGAATTGGGTTTGCCGGCTCGCGGCATCAACGTGGCCGAGTCGCCCGCGATGGGCACGACGTATAGGAATCTGAAGGCCGAGCTTTGGCACAAGGCCAAGGCGTGGCTTGAGGCGCGTGACTGCTGGTTGCCCAAGGATGAATCCTTGGTGGCTGAACTGGCGACGGTGCGTTACAGCTTCACCAGCAGCGGGAAGATACAGATTGAGGGGAAGGACGAGATTAGGAAGCGGGGTTTGCCATCGCCTGACCGTGCTGATGCGTTTTGCTTGACGTTTGCAAGTGACGCGGTGATTGGGGCGTATGGGTCGAGCATGGCTGGGAAGTGGAATCAGCCTTTGCGTCGGAACATTCCTCGGGTAGCATAGTGGGTGTTTCCAATTCAAGGGGTAAACCATGAAGATGGCAGAAGCTGCTAAGAAGATTGAGAGGGTGATGGGTGAGTATGGCAAGGGTAAGCTGCACAGCGGGTCTAAGAAGGGTCCGGTTGTGAAGAACCCACGCCAAGCCGTAGCGATTGCCTTATCTGAAGCCGGCAAGAGCAAACCGATGAAAAGGGGTAAATGATGGCAACCGAGATGGAAATTGAAATGATGTCCTGCCCGCGAGCAACGCAGGACATTACGCTCAATCTGAAGAACCGTGGCGAGGCCATTGATTCTGCGAATTACGGCCCCGAGAACCCGAAATTGCCGAACTCGGGTTTCTGGCGCGAGATGGCGAGTGAGTGGGATGTGAGCACCGAGGAAGCGAAGACTGCGCGCTGCGGTAACTGCGCCGCGTTTAATCGTTCGCCACAAATGCTTCAGTGCATCGCCAAGGGTGTGGGGTCTGAGGGCGATCCTTGGGCGACGATTGAGGCAGGCGATCTGGGGTACTGCGAGATCTTTGATTTTAAGTGCGCCGCCTCGCGTACCTGCCGGGCTTGGGTTGCCAAGGAGGATGAGGATTACGAGGACGAAGAGGGCGAAGACGAGGAATACATGGGCAAGGAAAACGCCAAGATGGAGGGCGAGGATTATGAAGAATAAGCCCGCTGGCTTGTACGCCAACATTCATAGCAAGAGAAAGCGCATCGAGGATGGTTCCGGCGAGAAGATGAGGAAGCCGGGATCGCCTGGAGCGCCTACGTCGAAGGCGTTTAAGGCTGCGGCGAAGACTGCCAAGCCGCCCAAATCGGCTAAAAAGTGAGATTAGCGAAGTTATCGAAAAACGATAAGACGGCTAACAAATGAAGATTTCGATTGCAGTGGCGAGCGTTACGGGTAGATGTCTGCCGGTGATGCTTGCCAGTTGCCGAGAGTATGCACCGAAGGTGCCGGTTTACTTGAGGACGCCGATTGATAAGCCCAGGCAGGATGTGTATGTTCAGCTTCGCGGCGCGGCTCGCAGCTTTGGAGAGGACTACAACGAGGTAATTGACGCGGCTTTTGCTAACGGATGCGATGCTGTGATTGCTGCCAATGATGACGTTGTTCTGACGCCGACGAGCGTGAGCGTTTTGCTGGAGGACTTGAACGTCATTGCTGACGAGTATGGCGACTATGTGGGCTGGGTTTGCGCGAGGTGCGATGCTGCTCGGCCTTTGCAGAATGTGAGGAGTAATCCGTTTGATGAGAAGATGGACTATTTCCGCTATCCATGGGAGTCGTGCATTTTGCCAATGGAGGTGATTTCGCCTATATTTGGGGTCATCTCACGGGCGGCTTGGTCAAAGGCTAAGTTTCCTCCGCTGAACTGGTACTCGGATGATGTTCACTGCAACGATCTGAGCAAGGCCGGTTTTAAGCATTTTCTGTCGCGGTCTTATGTGCATCATGTTGGGTCTGACACGACGGGCATGGACGGGAAAGCGCTTACCTTGGCCTCGATCCCTTGGATACGGGTTAATCGTCCAGAGTACGCCAATTCGTGGTTTGGAGTTGAGCAATGAAAACACCTGTGTGGCAGCGTAAAGAGGGTCAGAATCCGAAGGGCGGTTTGAATGCCAAGGGTAGGGCGAGCTTGCGCTCTGCTGGTCAAAACATTAAGCCGCCAGTGAAGTCGGGTGACAATCCTCGTCGGGCGTCTTTTCTTGCACGAATGGGCAACATGCCCGGTCCTGAATACAAGGACGGCGAGCCTACTCGCTTACTCTTGTCTCTTCGTGCCTGGGGCGCGTCATCGAAGGCTGATGCGCGTGCGAAATCTAAAGCAATTTCCGCGAGGAACAAGAAATGATTAACGAAATGGGGCTATCTATTGACGTCGTGGCTCCAGAGCCGATGGACGATGCCGAACTGCAATCGATCATCAACGGCGAGTTGACTGACGCGGTGTCCTACATTGACTCGGACATCTCTCCTATCCGAGCCAAGGGCACCGAGTATTACCGTGGCGATCCCTTTGGCAACGAGGAAGATGGCCGCTCGCAGGTCGTGGCGATGGAGGTGCGCGACACGGTAAGCGCGATGATGCCGAGCTTGATGAAGGTGTTCTTCTCAAGCGAGAACGTGGTTGAGTTTGTGCCACGCGGGCCGGAGGACGAAGCCAGTGCCCAGCAGGCGACGGACTACGCGAACTATGTGTTCTCGTCTGACAACAATGGTTTCATGCAGTCCTACGCGATTTTCAAGGATGCGCTGGTACGCAAGTGCGGGATTGCTAAGTATTGGTGGGAAGAAACCGCCGAGGTGCGGATTGAGGATTACTCGGGTCTGGATGACCAGACCGTCCAAGTGCTGATGCAGGAGGACGCCGAGGTCAAGATTGTGATGTCCTACCCGGACCCTGCGATATCGCAGGAGCAGATTGCGACAGTAGAAGCCCAGGCGCAAGCCGCTGGCGTAGCGGTGCCGCCTCTGCCGATGCTGCACGATGTGCAGATCAAGCGGGTGCTGCGCGATGGCCGTATCCGCATCATGGCGGTGCCGCCTGAAGAGTTGATTATTGACCGGCGTGCGAGGTCGTTTGAGGAGGCTGGAGTCATTGCCCATCGTCAGATGCTGACGGTTGGCGAGCTGCTCCAGATGGGCTACGACATGGAGGAGATCGAGCCGAACATCTCCTCGACTGACTTGGATACCAATGATGAGTATCTGGCGCGTCAGCCTCTGTCTACGACGATGGGATCGAATGATTCCATGAACCCGATGCAGCGCCGGCTGCTGTACGTTGAGGCCTATATCCGCGTCGATTACGACAATGACGGGTTGCCCGAGTTGCGCAAGCTATGCTGCATGGGTTCTGCCTACAAGATGGTTCGCAACCTGCCAGCGTCTTACATCCCGTTTGTCGATTTCCCGTTTGATCCTGAGCCTCACACTTCGCCCATTGAGGCGATGAGCGTGTTCGACATCACGCACGACATTCAAGAGATCAAGTCTCAGGTGCTGCGCAACACCCTTGATTCATTGGCGCAATCTATCCACCCTCGCACTGCGATAGTCGAGGGTCAGGTCAACATTGACGATGTGCTGAACAACGAAACCGGCGCAGTGATTCGGATGCGCGCTCCTGGGATGGTGCAGCCTTTGGCGCAGCCATTTGTCGGGCAGGCCGGTTATTCGATGCTGGAGTACATGGATCAGGTCAAGGAAGACCGCACCGGCATGAGCAAGGCCGCGATGGGCTTGAATGCTGATGCCTTGCAGTCGTCTACTAAGGCGGCTGTGGCGGCAACGATTAGCGCAAGCCAAAGCCGGCTTGAGTTGACTGCGCGGATCATGGCCGAGGGCATGAAGAAGCTCTTTAAGGGCATCCTGTATCTGCTGACCACTCACCAAGACAAGCCCCGTATGGTGCGGCTGCGCAATCAGTGGATTGCGATTGATCCTCGCGGCTGGGATGCATCGATGGATGTGGCTGTCAATGTTGGTTTGGGCAATGGCGATGTCAATGAGCGTTTGCAGGCCATGATGATGGTTTTGCAGAAGCAGGAGCAGATTGTCGGCCAGCTTGGATTGAGCAATCCTTTGGTGACGCCTCAGATGTATTCGCGCACCTTGCAGAAGGTGGTCGAGTTGTCTGGGTTCAAGGACGCCTCGCAGTATTTCCAGATGGTGCCTGCCGATTTCCAGATTCCGCAGGCGCAGCCCAAGCCTACACCCGAGGAAGTATTGGCGGGTGTGCAGGCTGAAGCCATTCAAGCCGATATTCAGAAGAAAGCTGCTGAATTGGAATTGAAGCGCGAGCAGATGATGCGTGACGACGACTACCGGCGCGATCAACTGGCTCAGGATTTCCTCTTGAAAAAATACGAGCTTGAATTAAAGTATGGCACCCAGATCAGCAATGCCGAATTGATGGCAGCGCAGAATATGGACCGTGAGGCAATGCGTCAGCAGAGCGCCATCGTGCAATCTGCTGTGCAGGCAGCGCAGGCGCAGCAGATGCAGCCTGTACCCATCAACCTTAATGGAATGGCTCAATGAGTGATGAAGAAGCAGTAAGGAAAGGAAGGAAGGCGCAGCAGATACTAGAGGACGAGACTTTGGTTGCTGCGCTGACGAAACTGGAGAACGATCAGCTTTGGGTTTTCAAGTCAACGAGGGCAGAAGAGACTACCAAGCGCGAACAGTGCTGGGCAATGCTCAAGGCCATTGACAACTTGAGAACCGAATTGACAAAGGTGATTGATAACGGCAAGGTGGCGCAGCGCGCCATCGAGCGGGTTCAAAACAAATAAAGGAATTTGACCAATGAATGCACCAACGCCCCAGGCAAGTGCGCCATCTGGCCCCATGAATATGGACCAAGCGGTCCAAGCACTCGCAGCAATACTGCCCGAAGAGGGACAACAGGACGGCGGCGAGACGCAAGAGTCTTCACCCGATGAGGAGGAGACTGCGGCGCTATCTGATGATTCTCTGGATACTGAAGACGCATCCAGCGATGAGACTGATGGCGAACAATCCGAGTTAGAAGAAGACACCCAGGAGGACGACAAGCCCCAGGTCTTCACCGTCAAGGTTGACGGTAAGGAGATCGAGGTTAGCTTGGATGAACTCCAGAAGGGCTATTCGAGGACTCAGGATTACACTCGAAAGACGCAGCAAGTAGCGGAGGTGCGTAAAGCTGCCGAAGCTGAGTTGCAAGCGATTCGGGCCGAGCGAGAGCAATATGCTCAGTTGTTAGGTGCGTTAAGTGAGCAAGTGAAGGCTGCTGCCGAGCCACAGATTGATTGGGATCGTCTTTACCGTGAAGACCCCATCGAGTATGTGCGGCAGCGCGAGGTGATGCGCGACAACAAGGAGCGGGCTGCTGCTATTGAGGCTGAACAGCATCGCCTATCCCAGATCGCGCAGGAAGAGCAGGCTAAGCAACTTCAAGCCGTTAAGGCCAAAGAGTCGCGTGCATTGCTTGAAGCGGTTCCGTCATGGAAAGACCCGGCCAAGGCCAAGGCCGAGAAAACCATGCTGATCGAATTCGGTCAGAAGATGGGATTTACACCTCAAGAACTTGGGAACATTTATGACCACCGTGTAGTTCTGGCTCTTCGTAAGGCTGCGCTTTACGATCAGATGCAGGCCAAGCGCCAAGTCATCAAGCCGGTTACGAACAACGGACCCAGACCTGCCAAGCCTGGAGCAGCGGGAAGAGTTTCACAGATGAGCGATAGCGTTCGAGCAAAACAGCGTCTTGCCAAAACGGGCCGCGTCGAAGATGCGGCCTCCGCAATTGAACTTCTTTTGAAATGAGGTAAATCATGGCTATCGTGACCAATACCTTCACCACTTACTCTGCAAAGGGTATTCGTGAAGATCTGAGCAATGTCATCACCAACATTGCACCCGAGGAAACGCCTTTCATGTCCAACATTGGCCGTGAGAACGTGACCAACACTCTCTATGAGTGGCAGACTGACACTCTGGCCGCTGCTGCTGCTAACGCACAGCTTGAGGGTGATGACGTTACGTCTTTCGACTCTGTGACGGCAACTGTGCGTCTGCAAAACTATGCGCAGATCTCGCGCAAGACCATCGTCCTGTCCAACACCGAAGAGGTGGTGAACAAGGCTGGTCGGCGTTCTGAGGTTGCGTATCAGATTGCAAAGCGCAGTTCTGAGCTGAAGCGCGACCAAGAGTTCGCAATGCTGAACAACGCTGGCACCACCAGCGGCAGCACCACCGCTGCTCGCACTAGCGCCTCGCTGCAAGCCTTCATCAAGACCAACGTGGACTATGACACCACGAACGGCGGCAACCCCACCTATACGACTCTGCCCACCGCAGGCCGTACTGACGGAACCGTGCGCACCTTCACGGAAACCATTCTCAAGAATGTGATTCAGAAGGTTTGGACTCAAGGCGGCACGCCCAAAATCTTGATGACCGGCCCGGTCAACAAGCAGCGTGTTTCTGGCTTTGCCGGTATCGCTTCTTCGCGCTTCAACATCGACGGCGGTGCGCGTCCTGCCACCATCATCGGTGCTGCCGATATTTATGTGTCGGACTTTGGCAATGTGCAGGTTGTCCCGAACCGCTTCCAGCGCGAGCGTGACGCCTTCGTGATCGATCCCGATTACGCGAAGATGGTTGTTCTTCGTCCGTACCAGCAGGTCGAACTTGCTAAGACCGGCGACGCTGAAAAGCGTATGCTGATCGTCGAGTGGGGTCTGAAGGTTCTGGCTGAGAACGCTCACGGTTTGGCAGCAGACCTTGTGACTTCCTAATCGAAGCAACGGAGGGATCGGGGAAACCCGGTCCCTTTTTAACGATGACAGACAAAAAACTATTTGATGTGAACCCGGAACTCGGGATCACTAGGACATGGCACTACGACTCGGAAAAAGACGAAGCGACGATCCAGACTCAACAGGATGTCACTGCGATCATCGAGGAGAACAAGGACGAATTTAATCAGGTGGATGAGCGCGCACGCTGGGGGGAGTGGACCCGCGTGGCTTCAATTCCGCTTAGCCTTTACTACAAGATGAAGGAAGAAGGTAAGCTCGACGACGAGGCTTACATGAAGAGGTTCCTAAACGATCCAGAAAATCGCCACTTCCGCGTGAGGCCGGGCAAGGTATGAAGACCAACTACATCGCGGTCTGCACGCCTGCGCGTGACATGGTGCATACGATGTTCACCTACGACTTGGTGAACATGGTTTGCTATCACACACTCAACACGAATGATGCGGTATCTCTCAAGATTTCCGAGGGCACCTTGATTGCCAATCAGCGTGCCGAGCTAACGCTTGACGCGATGCGCGAGGGCTGCTCGCATATCTTGTTCGTTGATTCCGACATGCGTTTCCCGCAGGACATGATCTCGCGGCTGCTCAAGCATGACCTTGACATCGTGGCTACGAACTGTGCGCGTAGGCGTATGCCTACAGGCCCGACTGCTCAGATCTACAAGGAAAACGGGGATCGTGAGCTTGTATGGACTATGCCTGAAAGCACTGGCCTGCAAGAAGTTGGCTCAGTCGGCATGGGCGTGATGATGATTAAGGCTGAAGTCTTCAAGGCTTTGGGCGAGCCGTGGTATGAAACCCCTTGGCGGCATGACAAGCGCGGCTATATCGGCGAAGATGTGTTCTTCTGTAAAAAATCCCGCGAGGCTGGCTTTAAAATCTGGATTGACCATGATGTCTCGAAAGAGATCGGCCATGTCGGAACCTTTGAGTTCAAGCATGACCACACTTGGGCGATCAAGGATCTGGAAAAAGCGAGGGAATCGTAATGGCCCTGACCACTTACAACGAGTTGAAATCGTCTGTCGCGGATTGGCTCAACCGAACCGATCTGACGGCGGTGGTGCCTGACTTTATCTCTCTGGCCGAGGCGCAGATTGAGAGGACTTTGCGCACCCGTCAGATGATCGTAAGGGCTACGGCTGCAATCGATACCGAATACAGCGCGGTTCCTGCCGACTTCTTGGAAACCAAGTCGATCAAGCTCAACACAAACCCGGTGACGGCTCTGGCGTTTGATTCGATTGATGCGATGGATTTGATGAAGTCAACGAGATACCTGTCTCCTGGCAAGCCTCAATACTTCAGCATCGTTGGAGGCCAGATTCGGGTTCTGCCTGTGCCTGACAACAGTTACACGGCAGAATTGACTTACTACGCGAAACTCACGAAGCTATCAAGTACCGTGGCTTCTAACTGGTTGCTGGCATCATCGCCTGATGTGTATCTCTATGGCTCGCTGATGCAGGCATCGCCATACCTTAAGGATGATGCAAGGATTCCTGTGTGGTCTTCAATGTACACAAGTGCCTTAGAGGCTATACAGGTTGCAGATGATCGCGGCGCGACATCTGGCGGTGCTATCATGATGCGGGCTAGGACTTTTGGATAAAGGAGTGTTGAAATGTCATCGTTTACCGACTACACCGAGAACCTAGTTCTCACTTGGCTCTTGACCACTAGCAGCGCAACGCGGCCTACTGCGTGGTTCGTGGGACTATTCACTGCTGCGCCTTCTGACACTGGTGGCGGCACTGAGGTTTCTGGCAACGGTTACGCCCGGACCGCTACGGGCACGATTACGGTTTCAGGCACCTCGCCAACCAATGCCACCAACTCGGCGGCTATTGAGTTCCCTGCGGCTTCTGGAGGCAATTGGGGAACGATTGGATGGGCTGCAATCTTCGATGCTTCCACTGGTGGCAATATGCTGGCCTGGGCTGCTCTTAGCACCTCACGCACTATCAACACTGGTGATGTGTTGCGCATTCCTGCTGGCGATCTGGACGTTACCTTGACGTAACTCTATGGCAGCTTACGGCAGCGGCCCCTATGGGCGTGGCAACTATTCCTATGGAGTTAGCCTCGCTGCTGTAACGATGACCGCCACCTCGGCGGCTTCTTTTTCGGCGGTGCGCTATGCCATTGGCGCATTCACTAGCGCATCGTCTTCGACGATGGCCGCATCGGCCATCATCGTCAAGAACGCATCGTTTTCCGTATCAGCATCATCTGAATGCACGATATCTGCTAGGCGTTTAGCTAATGCCGCTGTAACGGTATCGGCATCGTCTGAATGCATCATATCGGCGCAGCGTTTAGCTAATGCCGCTGTAACGGTATCGGCATCGTCTACTTGTAGCTTTTCCGCTCTACGCTATGCCATAGGCTCATTTGTCTCTGCAAGCAGTTCGGAAATGAGCGCAGCGGCTGTGCGCTATGCCATTGGAGGATTTACTAGCGCATCGTCTTCAACGATGGCTGTATCGGCAAATGTCATCGAGAGCGCATCGTTTACCGTATCCGCATCGTCTGAATGCATCATATCGGCGCAGCGTTTAGCTAATGCCGCTGCAACGGTATCGGCATCGTCTACCTGTAGCTTTTCTGCTCTGCGCTATGCCATAGGATCATTTACATCTGCAAGCAATTCGGCAATGAGTGCAGTGGCGGTGCGCTATGCCATTGGTGCATTCACTAGCGCATCATCTTCGACAATGGCTATATCAGCCAATGTCGTTGAAAGAGCATCGTTTACCGTATCGTCATCATCTGAATGCACGATATCTGCTAGGCGTTTAGCTAATGCCGCTGCAACGGTATCGGCATCGTCTACCTGTAGCTTTTCTGCTTTACGTTATGCGATAGGTTCATTTACATCTGCAAGCAGTTCGACGATGAGCGCAGCAGCAGTGCGCTATGCCATTGGTTCATTTACGAGCGCATCTGCATCGACGATGGCTGTATCGGCAAATGTCATCGAGAGCGCATCGTTTACCGTATTAGCATCATCAGAGATGTCGGCATCGGCGCAGCGTTTGGCTGTGGCCGCTGCAACGGTATCGGCATCGTCTGAGTGCAGCTTCTCCGCTCTGCGCTATGCCATAGGCGCATTCACAGCAGCTAGTAGCTCTAACATGAGCGCGGCGGCTGTGCGCTACGCGATAGGGTCATTCGCTGCCACAGACGAAAGCGCGATGTCTGTGAGCGCCATACGGGTGCCGCTGGTCTTCATAGAGATCGATTCTTGGTCTGACATGACGGTAAGCACTAGCGTCATCGTCAATCAGTCAATGTCGATTAGTGCGCAGTCATCGGTTAGCGTGAGCGCAATCAGTTTTCCGGTTGCTCAGATTGTGTTCGCTGCCGACTCTGGTTTTACTGTGTCGGCTATCCTAAAATGGACGCCGGAATCCGATACGTCAGAGACATGGGCAAGCATCCCAGACACATCCGAGGTCTGGACTGCGGTTTCTGATAACTCGACAAGCTGGGCCGCTGATAGCGATACGCCCGAGACTTGGACTCCCATCTCCGACAACTCTGAAACGTGGCAAATTGCTGCATGAGGTGAAAAATGGCTGATACCACGACTACAAACCTGCTGCTTACTAAACCCGAAGTCGGTGCATCTACCGATACATGGGGAACCAAGCTAAACGCCGACCTAGACACTATTGATGCAGTCTTCGATGCTGATGGCACTGGTACTGCTTTGGGGTCATCGGCTACCGCAAGCGCGGTCATGTATCTGGACAGCAATAAAAAGCTGAAAACTGGTTCGGAGTTGAAGTTTGATGGGACAAACCTCGGCCTGGGGGTGACGCCGAGTACATATAACGTTGGCCGTGCGGTCGAAGTTGGCGCCATTGGTAATGCGCTTTGGACAACATCAAACGATGTCTACGTTACAGCAAATACGTTTTATCAAAGCGGCTACAAATATGCGGCCAGTACGTTTGCTTCAATGTATGAGCAGACCAGCGGCAAACACATTTGGTTCACCGCAGGTTCCGGCACAGCAGGCAACACCATCAGCTTCACGCAGGCGATGACGCTGGATGCGTCGGGGCGGCTTGGTGTAGGTACTGCAAGCCCGACTGAGCGTTTGCAGTTAGCAGACACAGGCGCGGCGAGCGTTTACATAAAGTTCCAAAACAATACCGTTTCTTCCGGATTCATTGGTTACAACAGCGGCGGCGCTCTTGAGTTTCTGACTGCTGGCTCCGAACGCGCCCGCATCACGAGCGGGGGTTTCTTTTTGGTACGTGGGACTACTGCTCACTCAGAGTTAACTGTTCAAGGGCAAGGCTCGTTCGGCTCTACGGGGTCTGGCGGGAATGGAATATATCTTTATATAAACAACGCTATTTCAGACAACTCTTATTTGTCTCGCGTGTCATCAGGCAGCGGAACGACGACTTGGTATATTGGCAATCAGTCCATAACCACATCCTCGGATCAACGACTCAAGACCAACATTCGGCCAAGTAGTCGCAATGCTTTGGAGTTGCTGAGTCAGTGGGAAATTGTTGACCACACTTGGAACGACCCGTCAGATCAGTGTGAAAACAATCGCAATTCGCGTGGCATCTGGACGGGGGTTGTGGCACAGCAGGTTCAGCCGATTACGCCTTGGCTTGTAAATAAGCCGATTGAAGAATTCGACAAAGATGGGTCCATCAACCCGTGGACGATGGATTTTGGTTACGCAGTTCCGCTGCTTGTTAAAGCCATCCAAGAGCAGCAAGCCCTCATCACCTCCCTGACCGCCCGCATCGCGGCGCTTGAAGCATGATCCGCTCTGTACTCAATCGCTTGAATAGCATCCCCGCTGACAAGGTAGCCCACTTTGCTGTCGGGTCGGTGTTGTTTGCTTTGCTGCTACCCTTTATCGGTGCGCCGCATTCTCTGGCCGTAACTGTTTTCGTTGGTGCAGCCAAGGAGGTTTATGACGCTGCGCACAAGGAAACGAACACGCCTGACGTATGGGACGCGCTCGCCACAGCAGCAGGCGGGGGGCTTGGTTTCTTTTGCACTTTCTTCTGATGACTGACATGGAACCCGAGATTGACCCCATCAAGTATGGAGCAATGTGGCAGCGTGTCCAGGACTACGAGCGCCGTTTCGAGGTCATTGACAAGAAGCTCGACAAGATGGAGCGCCAGATTGAAGAGCTTCTTGCATTGGCGAACAAGGGCAAAGGTGGTTTCTGGATGGGGATGACCATCGCCAGTAGCGTCGGTGCATTCGCGGCATGGGTTGCAGGACAATTCAAAGGCGGCTGAAATGCTAGACCCAATTACCGCTCTCGCTGCCATATCGTCGGCAGTCCAGCTTGTCAAAAAGGTTTCCAAGACCGTTGACGATGTGGCATCGCTAGGGCCGGTGTTGGGCAAATACTTCGACGCCAAAGAGCAAGCGATTGAGGTTGTCAAGCAGGCCAAGGCTGGTGGCTTCAAGGGATCTGCACTGGGCAAGGCACTGGAGCTAGAAATGGCTCTAGAGTCTGCCAGAGAGTTCGAGGAGCAGGTCAAGATGCTGTTCTTCCAGTCGAACAAGATGGATGTTTGGCAGAGGATCACAGCCCGCGCTAAGCAGATGGAAATCGACGCGGCTCACGATGCGCGGCGCAAGAAGGAAGCCGCAAAGAGGCGTGAAGCCGAGATTGAAGAGGTCATCATCCTGTTGGTTGGCCTTGTTGTTGGTGGTGCTGCAATCGCAGTAACCATCTGGGCTGTGATAACTGGGTTCAACTGGTAATGACTAGATCAGAGCTAGAAATCATCATCAAGAAGCGGGCCGCGATCACGGTAACGATCTTCGCGGCGATGCTCGCCATCAATACGATGATCGGCAGCAGCAACAGCAGCAAGGTTCTCACCAACACCATCCAGGCTAACAATATGTGGGCTTGGTATCAAGCCAAGAATGTGCGCTCTGTTGTCTATGACGTTGCTGGCCGAGCAGATGATGCTGCCAGGATGAAGATGGACATGGAGGACATTACGACTAAGGCGCATGATCTGGAGGAGGAGCGCGACAAGGCGAAGGAGCGAAGCCCCTACTACACCTATGCGGGATCAGCCTTTCAGATTGCCATCGTGCTATCTACTGCTGCAATCTTGGCAGTGACGATGCCATTGTTTTGGGCGAGCGCCGCTGTCGGTTTGATCGGTGCCGGCCTCATGTCTTTCGGTTACTTTGGAGTCTGAAAAATGCTTTCTCTGATCTCAACACTTGGCGGCCTGTTGATCTCTGGTCTTCCTAAACTTTTGGAATACTTTCAAAACAAAGCAGACCAGAAGCATGAGATTGCATTAGCAAGGATGCAGAGCGAGCGCGAGCTGGCTTTGGCGGCTCAAGGTTTTGCGGCGCAGCAAAAGATTGAGGAAATCCGCACTGAACAAGTCATGATGCAAACCGAGGCGCAGATGACCGAAGCTGCGTTAAAGCATGACGAAAAGGTTTTGGAGAAGGCTCATAAATGGGTGGCAAGCTACGTCGGAACCGTAAGGCCGACCGTGACCTACATCTTTGTGATTGAACTGGTTGTGATTAACTTTTTCATGGCCTTTTACGTTTGGAATCATCCTGGACTCATCAAAAGCGTAGATGACATCATTAAGTATTCGGATTTAATCTTCTCAAGCGATGAAATGGCGATGCTTGGTGCCATCATCGGGTTTTGGTTCGGGTCGCGGCAGTGGGGTAAGAAGTGAATTTTCTACTCGTCAATGACGCTTTTCCATCTTTTGCCTTTTTCAATAAGGTGAATTGTGGACGGGTTGACATTGGCAATGATGGCAAGAGAGTTGGCTGGTATGCCTTCACGGAGTGCCCGTCTTATATGGATAACTTGTCTTTGTGTAAGTTTATGAGATGGGGATTTCTCTCCACGAAGATCAACAAGGCCAGTTCTCCATTGATGCTTTGTGTTCTCAGAGAGAGTAACCCATTCAAGATTCTCAGGGCTATTGTCAAGTTTGTTTCCGTTGATATGGTTGACGGTAAGGCCATCTTCATATCCTGGAACAAAGGCCATCGCAACAAGCCTATGGACAAAAACTTTTGGCCTGATGTCACCGCATTTGGCAGACACAATTTGATACCCACTTTGGGATATCCATGGCTTTATTTGCTTAGTCTTCAGGATGCTTGTAAATGCTTGCTCTCGATTGTTTCTTGTCCTCGTTGTCATTGTGATGGACTGAGAACGAAAAATTCTTGCGTCAGGAAACACAAGCCAGTCAATGCCTTTTTCAGTGATTTTTACGGGCGTCATGCTGTCAATGATACAGCAGGACACTAATTGATGCAAGCCATGAAGACTTCTGAGCATGGCATCGAATTGATGCACCATTTTGAAGGTTATAGAAATAAGCCTTATAAATGCAGCGCGAGAATTTGGACTGTTGGCTGGGGCCATGCAATGTATGGAGATCAGTTGCGTCTTCCAAACACAAGAACAGAAAACTACTTAGGAATGATCCGCGATGAGTACCCTCTCAAAGCAGAAGATAACCGCACATGGTCAAAAGAAGAACTTGTTACGATTTTCAAAACTGACCTCGAAACTTTTGAACGCGGTGTTCTTCGACTTGTTCCCGGTAGTGCTGGCCGGCAAGGCGCTTTTGATGCTTTGGTTAGTTTTTCCTTCAATGCAGGGCTAGGCAACTTGCAGCGCAGCACTATCAGAATGAAGGCAAACCGAGGAGAATGGGAGGAGGCCGCCGAAGCATTCATGCAATGGACGAAAGGTGGCGGCAAGGAGTTGCCTGGACTTGTTCGGCGACGCAAAGCTGAGAAAAAACTCTTCCTATCTGACTGATGGCAACGAACCTTTATCAGCAGCTACAGACACCGGCAGCACCAGATGTCGGGTCGGCACCGCCTGCTTATGACGCCAACTACGTCAATCAAAGTAATGGAGTGCTTCGCACCTACTTCACGAAGATCAGTAACGTCATATCGGTATTGTTCGGACCGCGAGGCGGGAAGTACGTCAACACGCCTTATGGTGCGTTTCAGGACGACACAGATCAGACTGACGGCTCGACAGCAGTTGCGTACTATTTCAGATTCAACACAACTGACTTTAGCAACGGCGTGTCTGTGCAGACTCGCACTGCATCGTTTACCGGCTCAATAGCAACCACGACATTGACTGTATCGGCCATCTCTGCGGGGTCTATCTTCCCGTCAATGCAGATCTCTGGCACTGGCGTTACGGCTGGAACTCGCATCGTTGCGCAGCTTACGGGTACAACTGGCGGCACTGGAACCTACACGGTAAGCGCATCACAGACCGTAACGTCAACCGCCATGACAGGCGATCTCCCGTCAAAGGTGACTGTAGATCAAGCCGGCCTGTACAACGCTCAATTTTCTGCGCAGTTCATCAACACGACGAACGATGTTCAGGAAATATCTATTTGGTTCAGGAAGAACGGGACTGACATCGCGGGATCGAATAGCGAGTTTGGCATCAAGGCTAGGAAATCTACGGGGTCTGCAAGTCGCTTGATTGCGGCGATGAACTTCATCATTGACTTGGAGACAAACGATTATTTTGAGATGATGTGGCGGGTGTCAGATTCTGGCGTTTCTCTTGAGCAGTTCCCAGCCGTAACAGCAAGCGTGACAACGCCAGCTATCCCTGCGACACCCTCGATAATCTTGACTGTCTCTTTCATGTCCAATAAATCAGCGTGACGCCATGCCATACATCCCTCTGAAGATTCCTCCTGGCGTGTACCGCAACGGCACTGAGTTTCAGTCTGCCGGACGGTACTACGATTCATCGCTGGTGCGCTGGTACGAAGGCACGATGCGCCCTGTCGGCGGGTGGCGTAAACGCAGCACATCGCAGATGACAGGATCTTGCCGAGGCTTTATCAACTGGCGCGATAACAGCGGGGATCGCTGGATTGCTGCCGGTACGCATTCCAAGCTGTACGCAATGAACGAGGCTGGAACCCTCAAGGACATTACGCCTTCAGGCTTTACGGCAGGCAGTGCCGACGCGGTGCAGAAGATCGGTTTCGGTT